GCGTTGAGCGTGACCAGGGTGGGAGCAGAGGGGGGATCGTTGACGTGCGGTTGTTCTGATGGATCCGGGATCGCGACGGTATCCGTCACTATCGAGGACTTCACGCCGAGCGTGTTTACCGCTCTGATCCCTACTTCCCACGTCTCACCAGCAGAGACATTCATCACATAGATCAGTTGAGTATCGCGGGAGTCCACTCGTCCGATCGGATCCCAATCCGAATCACCCTGTTTCCTGGCGAAGATCTCCGTGTAGTCCAGCCAGGGGTGGGTGCTCTTGGTCCACGTGATCTTGATTCGGGGGACCGGCCCACCGGTGCCTCCGGTGAGCTTCGTAGTATCGTCACACAGGAGGGTCAGGCCTGTCGGTGAAGCCACGGAGTAGGCATTCGGCAATCCGGTATCAGGGACAGTGTCCTTGTCGTTCAGGGTGGTGAGACTGTATGCAGCTGCATCGTATTCGGCGAGAGTCAGGCGAAGCTGGTTCGCCTGGGTTATGTGCATCGCCAGCACCCAGAACGGCTTGCTCGACCAGTCCGGAGTGGAGTGAGTGACATTCACGACCTCCCCGGGCTGAAGTTTGAGCGCTTCATCTTTAACCGTGACCTGGCAGACGATATCCTGTCGCGCCTCGTTGAGAAGCACCTGAGCGATCTGGAGGGCCATATAGAAATCGTTCGTGAACGGCAGATCAATATCCCTGATGCTCTCGAAGTCGTTGTCAGCCGAGAGATAGGAATTCGTCTCCCCGACCTCGGGGAACTGAGCGACGTGGGGCTGGTAGTTCAGGTCCGGATCCACATATGTTGCCCGCATGATGTTCGGAACATCCCGGTTTCCTCCAACGCCCCATTCCCAGTCACCGATGATGTTGTCCTCGTTGAGCTCGAAGGTTTCTGCGGATTTCATATCCGGGATGTGTAGACGATACTTGCCACTCGAGTAGATCAGCTGTCCGCGGCAGGATGAGAGAAGATCCTGGAGATTGTCGGGAACCGGCCGGGAGGTATCCACCACACCGTTGCAGGTAAACCGCTTCTGCGTCGTGCTCCCGCCCTCACCATCAGGGATATTGACGAGTTCGTCACAGAAATCCGCAGCATCCTCGAACCAGTCTTCGTCGATCTTAGAGGGATCGATACCCATCCCGTAGACCGTGGAGAGCATATAGTCGCGGGTGCAAAGAGCAGGATTATCCGAGTGTTTCCAGGTGGTATCTCGCGGGTCATACACCCGGTTGCCATCCACGATGACTGTGATATCAGGAATCGAGCCGAACGTATCCCGGTCGGGATCCAGCCGGAGCACGACGTAGGCGACGCTCTTGCCGGCAGAGGAGGATGGCCATTCAGTGGGGAATGCCGTGTTCAGCGCGCTAACTACCGTCTGTGAGGTCGAACCGGTCCGGGTGTACTTCGCCAGCTTGCCTCCATCCTCTGCAAACTTTCCGACGATACTTCCCCCGGAGTTGACCGCCAGATCCTCATCCAGATAGATCTCATGGATCGATTCGATACCGTTTCCGTTCCGGGATCCGTGACAGAGTGTCCCTACAATCCAGAGCTTGCCGGTGGACGTGTCTTCCCGGATATCAGCAATCTTGACCCCGAGCTTCGCCCGGCCATAGACCACCGGGATATGGGCCTTGTTTGAGGTGACGTTAGCCTGCACCCGGCTCGTGCGTTCATCGAGTGTTCTGAAGGCTTTGGCGAACTGATACCGCGCCACCCCAAGGGCAACCAGCGACAGAGGGACCCCCACGACCGGGACCGGCGCGATGAGAACGGCGCCTACCAGGGCTGCAACGCCTCGGAAGAAGCTGCCGAGTTTGGTGGTCATCAGTGCCACCCCAGCCCGCCGGAGTCGGCTGGAGGCGAGTGTCCACCACGCCGAACCGTTCCATTCCAGACCACCGGTTTGCCTACGAGATTCGGCACGTGCTGGAAGAAGGTATCGCCACTATGCACTTTCTGGTGGCTGATCGTGTTGGTCATGATCCCGTTCGTGCGGTTGAGCGATGCCAGTTCGCTCACAGCCCGCACCGAGATCTCCACTGTCCCGCCTCCCCGATCCGAACGCTTCTCCCGCACCGTCCACCCCTCGTTGGTGAAGCCTTCGAAGATGAGGACGGGATCGGAGACGATGGTTCCCGCATCGGTGTCCAGGTGGGCCAGATAGATCTCGACCGGTCGACCACGGCTGCCGGCAGAAAGAATCAGGGAGATGATGCTCTGATCGACCCCGCTCAGCTTGATCGTTGTTCCGCCGGATTTGCCGTCAGAGCTCTCCTCAATCGGCTCAAAGCCCATAGCTCCGCCGATACCCTCCCAGGTATGCCCGTTCCAGGCGATATCGTGCGGTGCAGTCGTGAGGTAGGAGGTGCCCGTGGAGAAAGTGAGCACGATAAAGTGCGTGACCTCCACACCCGACTGGGTGGCAACCGAGGTCTGCATGTTGGCCGACAGATCGCGACTCATACCGAAATCACCTCACGGAACACGATCCGCAGACCGGCGACGAATCGGGCTCCTCGAGGTATGTTTGGAGGCTCGGCAATCACACACTTGTACTTCACACCCGTATAGGTGATGACGGCGTCATCAGCGGGAGATCCACCTGAGAAAATCGGAGGAGAGATAGAGAGTGTGGCATTTCCGCCCGAATCAGAATCCGCATCCGCAGTGACGTCGAGGATGTAAGGAATTCCGGCCACTTTGATGATATCGCCCGCCTTGAGCACTCCAGAGGTCGAGGCCGGCCAGCCGTCAGTATCCAGACTGGATCCGGTCTGGCTGGCGCCGTTCACCAACGGTGTGCCCCCACCGGCGCCCATCTGCGTCTGGAAATACCGATGATCGACCTCCACCACAGTACGGTTCCGCCAGTACTGGTTGATGAGAGCTATGAATTCCTTGGTGTCTTCCTGATCCATCCGGATCGGCGAGTATACCTCCTCCCACACCCGGCCAACGGCCATGATGGAGCGAACCTGTCCCTTACCGGACTCCCCCCAGCTATCCAGACCGCCGGGGAACCGCGGGAAACTCACCTGAGTAGGGCATATCGTCCTGGGCCACGTCGGCATCCCTATCGCCTCCTCAGCGCCTGCATGGCCGCCTCACTGTCCAGGATCCCTTCCAGCGCCTTCGCCGATATCAGGCCCTTGTTCTCCTCGAAGAACTGGATCACATCACGGGAATCGATGGCATGGATTACGATCGGGAACTGCTGGTGGACCACGACACCCTCTGCCCGGGCCGGGATATTCCCATTGGGGATAATCTCGCCAGCAACTCGCGGCACAAAGAGTTCTGGTCCCCTCTCCCCCACAATGAAGGGCTGTCCTGCTGAAGCAGTGGCCCCGGCTGCCGCATAGGTCGGCCCCGCCGGCTGCCACTCGATTCCACCACCACCACCACCGCCACCGCCACCCGTCAGACCCGTCAGGATCCCCACGAGGAAATTAGCGATCGGCTCGGTGATCGTCTTTCGAGCCACCAGCCGCATGGTCTCAGCCAGGATGGTATCGATTAGATTGGCAAAAGCGTCCTCGACATTGCGAATATCCGAGAGTGTAACCATGAAGGCCTGAGAGATCGCATCGGCCATACGATCAGCGGCATTCTTGATTTGGTTGAATTCCGCCTCCAAGGCGGCGATACGCTCCTGTTCCGCGCGAGCAAGCTCGTCCTGATGTTTCTGATATGCCTCGATCGAATGGGCCAGTTCCATGGCGTGGGCAATCTCGGCTCGGGTCGCACCCCGGGCAGAGAGTTGGTAGCGGATATAGGCCTCAGAGGACATTGTCAGCTGACGGTGCTGATCCTCCAGGCCACTGATGAGCGATTCGATGGCGTCCAGCCGATCCTGTTCCGCCGTCGTTGCATCTTCGGCAGCTTTCTGCTCCCGCTCGAGAGCCTCGATCGCATCATATTTGGCCAGAATATCCCGCCGCTGGGCCTCGGTGAGCCCCTCTCGGACAAGCTGCTGCTCCAGCATGGCCCTTTCGCCCTGTCGGAGCTTGGTCAGTTCGTCATCCATCCGGCTCAGAAACCGATCATAAGCATCACTCGCGGCTTCGGCCCGGGCCTCGGACGATATCCGCTCATACTCCCGCTGCAGCTCGAGTAATACCTGTAGTTTCTGGTGGAAATTCTCGTAGATCTCTGCATATCCGGAGAGGTTTGCCCGCATATGCTCGGGCATGGTTCCCGCCTCGATCATCCGGACCAGAGGTTCCGTCAGGCCCCCCTTCTCCCGAGCGAAGGCTTTGGCACGGCGGGCCCGCTCGATCGCTATCGGAAGATCTTCCGGAGCAATCTCCAGGGCTGCATTCCTGATGGTGGCCATCTGCCCGGCCAGTTCCTGGGCCTCGGATTTGGCCGAGATCATGGAGAGCAGAAGCGGTCCACCGATTGCGCCTGCCAGGGTGAGAATCGCCCCCACAGGGCCACCCAGGGCGCTGAGAGCGGTGGAGAGGCCGGCAGTCGTGGTAGTGAGCGTGGCGATCTTGGCAGTGAGGGCGACAAGCCCTCGGGCCAGAGCAGCTCCTGCAATTGCCTGGAATGCGATCACGATCGCATCCATATGGTCGATGAATGCTTCCAGCGCTTCGTTGGCGATACGAGCCCCACCCGCAAGGTTGCGGCCGAGGATCTCTGCGAATGCATCCCCGTCCTGAATGGCCTGGTCGAGAGTACGCACCAGATCTGTAAGCTCGGCGTTCAGGCCCTGCCGGCCGAGCTTGCGCGTCAGGAGGTCGGTGGAGTCCTTGAGGTTCGAGATCGCGCCATCGAGGGTGAGCATTCGCTCGCGCATCGCGTCGGCAAACCGGGTGTTCCCGATCTCTGCCACGAACTTCGAGATCTCTTCCGCCGTACCCGCGATCGTGCGCTCGATACCACCGAAGGAGATCTTGACCTGGTCTCCGCTTCGCTCGATATCGAATCCAAACTGGCGAATGGGCCGGCTCATACCGTTCGCGGCCGACACGATCGCATCCGTCAGGCGGGTGATATCCTCTGTAAACGCCGCCGAGGTGTTGCCGAGCCCACGCAGGCGGTTCTCGGTGGCGTTCACGCCCCGGATCCGCAGCTGCGTGAAGCTCTGCGTAAGGTTCTGAACTTCGAAGGGAGTCTCTACTGCAAACTTGGTGATAAGATCGAAGGCACGCTCGGCACCGAAGGCACTGCCCTCAACCGTCTTGAGCGTAGCCTCCAGTTTCTGAAACTCGACGTTGGTCTCGAAAACGTATTTGCCGGCTCGCTTGATCTGATAGAGACCGAAAAACGCGCCGGCCAGTTTGAGGATCTGACTGCCCAAGCGAGAGGCGGTACGTGTGGTCTGATCGAATTCCTTCTCCAGGCTGTCAACGCGGTCGTCGAGACGCTGGAGTATTCGAGTTGAGTCGTCTACACCTGCTTTCAGGGCCTTTAAATCAAGAGCCAGTCCTGAGACCTGCATGTCGGCCACAACTAATCCCTCCGTTCCTCATGCCAGGCCTCCCAGTAGAAGAGCTCCTCCATTGTGAGGCGGTCTATTTCCCCCAGTGTCTTGTGAAGACGGTCAGCCAGTGAGAGGCGGAACTTCAGCCAGCCGTCTTCTCTGACTCTTTTCCCGCCTTTTCTCGAAGCTCCTCCAGGTCGATGGCTGCGCCGTACATGTGGGCGAACAGCGTGTTCAGGATGACCACATCGGCCTTGGTCATGAGCGTGTGCTTGTCACCCCACACGAAGGCCTGGGAACCGTCCTCGAGCTCAGCCTTCATGATCAGCAGCATGACCTGCCGCTCGTACCTGTTCTTCGGCTCCCGTTCTTCCACCGCATCCAGGTCGGCTTGGACCAGGGGGCCGAACCAGAGAGTCATTCCCCACTTCGGGATCTCGATCGGCCGACGCCGGTTGTCGAACGATCGGACGACACTGTCGATGGGGCGCTCGGTCTTCTTCTCCTGTTTCTCGGTCATGGTTATTTCCAGTTGGGGGTGAGTGCTCCCGTACCTGCGAATTTCAGGTCCGCTTCCACGATCGCACCGCGCCGGGAAGCAATCCGGCCGCTACTGGGGTGGATATCGCCCCAGAATTGCCGGCCACCATCCGTAGCGAGCAGACAGGAAAGAGCCGTGGGGACACTGCCGGCCACCAGCAGGTCGATCACCTCCTTCTGCTCCGGATCGTCGTAGTCGAGCTGCACACGGATCGTGCCGCGCCACTCCGGGATGTCGAGAGTGAAGGTCTTCGCCTGCGGGGGACTGGTCTCGCTGTAGGCGGTGGTCTCCAGGTCCTCCCGTGAAACGTCCGCTTCCCACCCGATGACTTCAGCGATCGAGTTGGAGACGAACGATACGGCGGCGTTGTCATCCCATCCCCCGCCCGGCTGGACCGTGGGCGAGAAATTGATCCCCACCTCATTGGGGGTAACGGCTCCGATCACCACATCGGCCGTGAGGGTGTACTCCTGCTCATCGCCAGCGACGGTGAACGTATCCCCTGCCCGGAGAACACCGTTAAGGGCACTACCTCCCCCGTCGAGGGTTGCGCTACTCGCCCCCTGGGAAACAGACCCCTTGGTCAGCGGAGTGCCGTCCACGGCTCCACCGAGAGCGGCGAAGCCGTCTACGCCTCGGTAGGTAGACATGACGGCTTACGACCAGGCGACGGTGACAGCGCCGGTGACGCGGACGCTGAACTCCACCGTGATGTTGTTCGGACCCCTCTGACTCACGATCCGGGCGTTGGTCACCAGAATACTGCCCGAGAAGTACTTGGTGGCCGAGCAGCGGAACTGTGCCGTCGCCGGGGTCGGTACCGCACCATCCACGACCTGATCGAGCAGCGCAGCCTGTGCCGTGTCTCCGTAGTCACAGTTGGCCCGGATCCGCCCGGTCGTCCCGGGGATATCCAGCGTGAACGTCTTGCCGGAGGTGACACCCGACGCTGTGGTCTCGATCTCCTCACGGCTGATATCGAGTTCCCAGTCCTGGAATTCCCCGACCGCATTGCTGTCGTACTGCAGCGTACCGTCGGAGCCTCTCAATGTGGCCATTTTTCAGCCCCCTTAGCTGACTACTTCCTCGAAGATGAACGGGCAGTCCACCACGGTCTGGAGCCAGTCATTGCGCTCCACCGCGGGCTTGGGCCCGCTCGGTGCGTCGAACCGAAGTCCCGAGAATTCCACGCGGTTGAAGATGTCCCGGATACTGTCGGCATATCCCTTGATCTCTCCCTCTCCGTTCCCCGGTTTGCCGAAAACCTGGATCTTCAACACCCCGGGGATCTGGTTCCTGTTCGTCGGCCCGGCCGTCTGCATGAAACCATCGCCCCAGATCACGGCTGGCCGGATCCACGATGCATCCGGCTTGGTGAACCGCCTCCCCGGCCAGGCAATCTCGGTAGCGCTGGCCCACTCGGTATTAATGCGGGCCATGATGGCGCCTTCCGCCGTTTTCAATGCGCTAGCCATTCATCATCCTCACCAGGTGGTCCACGAGCGGCTGCAGCTCCGCGACCGTGACCGCGATCATTCCGTCCGGCGCCTGGTCGGAATGCCCATCCTCGAGCGCCGGGATATAGGCCAGTCCGTTCACGATGTAGATCTCATCATCGAGTGTTACCTCCGCTGCGACCTGCTGGGCCTTCGCAATGCCCTCCCGGCCCGATCGATCCGTTCCCGCCGTGAGAACCGGCGACGGGCTTCCGATCACAACCTGCCAGTTCGCCCGAGCCCGGCCGGTATCGACCGGCGTTCGGAGGATGATTCGCTTAGCCGCCTCCAGAATGAGAGCTCGTGCCAGCTGCTCCGCCCGGTCTCTCAGCTCACGTTCGACCCTATTCCGGCCCTTGAGCGGCACATCAACGCCTTCCGTGGATCTGGTACAAAGTCACCGCGTCGCCGGCGTAGATCGGATGAACGTGCAGGATCTCGTACTCCGCTGAATCGATCACCAGCAGGTCATCCGTCGTTGGTGCCCGGTTGAGGCCTTCAGCCGCTACGAGTTCCAGAACGTCGCCTTCCTGCCACCCTTCCGGGGAGTCGGCCAGCCGGTAACGCGCCTTGTATGCATCAGGCACCGCCCGGACCGTCTGGTCTGACGTTGAATCAGTCCCCGCGAGAGCTGAGGGGTTGTAATCGTCCTGGTCGGTCACGAACCGGAGCGTGATCGTACGGCCGAACTTTTCAATGAGCGTGTTTGCCGTTTTCGCCAGTCCGTCGAGAGCACCCACGGTCTACGCCCTCTCGAGTCTGACGTTGGCACGGGACTGGTATAGGAACGGC